AATTGGTGGTAATTTTCTCAAAATCTAAATCTAAAGATTTACGATGATCTTCAAGAGTAATGTAAAAATTTTTACTTTCTAAATACTCTAATACTTGTGGAAGCATGCTCATGTAAGTTGTTCCCCCAAGTCCGAAAAAACTCACAGATCCGTCCCATCTACCTAATTTATACGATGGTCTAAACCTAGCAGTTGGGTCTTCATACTTGAATTTTTTGACCAACGCTTTGCGTGTATCTAAGTCCAAATTTTCTATTTTGACGTTAACTTCGTCTTTAATAATAATTTTACATGAGCTCATTTAAGGCTTTTTCCTGGTCGTAAAAATACCAAATTTTCGTGATTTTTTATGAATTCTTTGAGTGAATAATGAGCGTTTTCATAACCAAAATTTATTATGCTATTAAACTCAATTTTACTTTTTAAAACTGTTTTAGGTAATTTACCACTTATACATACTATTTTAGTATCATCTGTAATTGGTCCATTTATCCCCTGATTTTTAACAAAATCGTTGAAATTTTTGTTGGTTTCGTTAGGTAATCTAAACAAAACACTAACATTTTTAATGTCTATTTTGTTAGTATGTACTAAGTTATAAATTTCTTGAATTTTACTAAATTCACTTCCACCCGGAATTACAAATAAACAGGGACTTAGATATTTTATGATATTTTCAAGGCATTTTTCTTCAGTTTTTTCAAGATTTATAGGTTCAAAAGTTCTTAAAAATGTTGCTGTCATAGGATCAACTGCGTCACTAGAAATATACTTGTCAATGTCTTCACTCCAATGAATGACTCCAAATTTTCTAGATTGAAATACAGCGGGTAAAATTTCAGTTTCAGTAATTTCAGGCATTCCAGGTAAAGAATTCCTAATTTTTGGTATTTTGTTGTCTAATATTAATTCAGGTATATAATTTTCTAAATTATTAACAATTTCATCATATTGATCTGCATAATTTTGAAATTCAATGTCAAACTCAAAATTTCCTTCAGTGAATGTTTCCAATACAAATTTGATGTTTTGCTCATTTAGCGAAAAACACCAGCAAAGTTTGTCTTTATCCCAATGAATATCAGAATTCATTTTACTACTAACTCTATGTTGCCGAATTTTATTTACAAGCTCATCGTCGTAGGGAAATTCAACATCAATGAATTTTTTATTAGAATTTTCAGAAATTTTTACACTTCGATTTTTCACAGATTTTCTAATAGGCAGTCGAAATTGTGGATTTTTTAGATAATTTGCAATATCTTGGTCTGAATAATTATTAAACTTTGTTTTATATCGATCTATTATTCTTAAAGCTAATTCAGATTGCTTGATAGTAAATCCAACATCATGATGAATGGCTTCTCTAAATCCATTCACAACTTGCATGTCCCATTTGTTCATAGAAATTCCATTAAGCACCAGCATTTCAATCAAATCTTCGATATAAACCATTATAACGTCACATCCTCAAGTCCAGCAACTCGTAATTTAATTATATTACTAAGTTGCCATTGTTTAATGTCCAAACCTTTGATAATTCCCAACCATTGATTACGTAGCATAGCAAATTCGTTGATAACTTTTTCCATATCAACCACATCTGCCTCACCATCTACATATTTTTCAACATCTCTACTGCTTAGAGCACGTTGGTAATTTTCTAAATATTTTTTAAATGTTTTAGAACGAATTCGTCTTAACTCTATGTTAAGGTATTCAAGTACAGCTTCAATTTCCTGAAGCTGATTAAATCTTTGTTCTACAATTCCAGGCAAATCCGCAGACGCTCGTTCTACACTTCCGTGTATTTTTATCTCACGTCTTGCGGTTTCGCTTTCTTTGTAAAAATAATCTAAACAGTCTGGAAGGTGTGCTATATCTTTGCTGACTTTAGCATACCAAGACATTATTAGTCCTCGTCTTCGAAATACTCGTCATCATCAGTGTAATCGTCTTCTGTTTCTTTATCAAGAACTAATTCGATTGCATCATCTAAATGACTGTCAAACCCAACAAGTGCTTCTAAAACGCTTTGATCAACATCTTTACCAAGTAAAAAGTCTACAAAGTGATTTGCAGCTGTGTCTTTGTTTTTTTCAGGAATATATTCCTTAAAAACGTCCCAAACTTCAATGATTAAATCTTCTTCCATTATTCTTCCTCTGATGATTCTGTTACTTCAACTGGCGCAACTACAGAGTTATCCCATTCCAACATAATTGTCATCAGTTTATCTTCTGTCCAATTTTTGCGGAACTCGGATGTGATCTCGCCAGTCTTCTTACTTATATATTGTAACTTATTTCCAGACTTTGTCAAGATTCCTTTGTCTTCAAATAAGTCAACTAATCCTGAAGTAGGTTTCATTCCGGTTGTATAAGGAATTTCAACTTGTACACTTTCAAATGGCTTGGAATAACGTGTTTTCATAATCTTACAGGCACTACGAATCCCGTTAACTGTTGTAGTCTTGTTACCATCCTCGTCAGTCTTAAGTTTAAGTTTCTTCATAGCAACTACAATGCTACTTGCATAGATAAATCCCTGTCCGCCTGATATTTTATCATCTGGATCAAACATATCCTGACTTGCGTATGTGTGATTAGTACAAACTAACCCAACATTATAACTACCAAACATATTAACACAGTTACGAACAAGACTTGTAAGTGCTTTGGGTTTACGACCCATATCACCTTTCATTTCGCCTGCTTCAAACTGATTGATGTCAGTTGGAGTTAACAACATTCCTAAACTGTCAATTACAAACATAACCTTTGGACGCTCTGCAGCATCCATAACTTTATATTCTTTCATGAATTCTGATATAGTTTTTGCTACATCATCAATCATTGCCATGTTAAGTTTTAGAAGTTTATCTTCACTTGTATCTACACCTAATGCGTGTAGCCATGCTTCGTCAAGTGCATTTTCACTATCAATTAAGATAACATAAATGCCTTGTTCTTGTGCATGTCGAATAATATTGCCGGAGCAAATATAACTTTTGCCAGCGCCTGATTCGCCAGCAAATACTGTTACTTTACCTAGTGGTACACCTTTGAAAAAGTCTCCACTGATTAGGTAATTGAGTGCGTAATTTCCAGTTCCTACCCAGTCTGTTGGGTCATTAAAACCTATACCAAGTCCATCAATAGACTTGGTGATAGACTTTCTGAACTTCGATATGTCGAAGGACCTTGCCATAAATCTATCTCCCGATTATGCTTGTTGACGTTTACGAATCATCGCAATGATGTCAGCGGCACGTGATCCGGCTTCACCATTAGCTGATGGAGTTGTTACTGGTTCACTGGCAGTAGGAGCATCGTCTTCATCAATGTCATCTGCTGGTGCAGTAACTTTTGTAGCTACAGCAGCAGGAGCAGTTGTTGCAGGTGCACTTGTGTTTCCGTTATAGTTTCCACGCATCCCATCTGGTTTGAAGTATTGTCCCCAGCGGTCCATGTCAAATGCCTCACCATCTACACTTGCTTCAAACATTTCTTTGATTACTTTCAATTCAACGTCTGTTGGCTTCTTTGGAAGGAATGTTTTTAAATCAAACAAACCATGTTTAGCAATTGCTTCATTTTCAGCTTCGCTTAGAGCACGTTCACGACGACTCCAATTTGAAGTTGTATAATCTGCGTACCCGCCTTTTGATGTTTTAGCAATCTTAAAATCTAAACCACGAACATAGTCTGTTGGTAATTCTTCGATCTCACTATCCATAAGCGCATTTTTAACAATGTTAAAAATTTGGCTACTCATAATAAATCTACGAATTGGATTTTCAGGAACTTTGTCTTCTTGTAATTTACTATCAACTACAAATCCTTGGAACAAGTATGATTTCTTTTTCCAGTACTTACGACCCATTTCCTCCAATGACTTATCCTTAAACCATGGACGTACTTCTTGTAAAATTGGGCAAGTCTCTCCCCACATTTCCATACATGGAACTTGTACAGTAACTGGTTTGGAATTTGTGTCACCTTTTACGCCGGCAAAAGGTAACTTAATCATGTTACGTTCTATCCAGAAAAAAGTGTTGTTTGGGTCTGCGTCAGGAAGGAATCTAACTGTTGCTGTTTGTCCTTCTGCAATATTCCAATGCGCGAAAATCGCATTGTCGCCTCCGCCTTGGCTTGAATTTTGTTGACTTGAAGCTTGTAACTTCGCGCGGATTTCTGCTAATGTGGCCATAATAATTCTCCTTAATGTTGTGCCTTAATGTTTTATGCCATTTTATTAAGCCAACTGACTTAATAAAAAAGTGTGCATACGGTTAAGTATACACACATCTATTTATCATCGCAAGAGTTAACTTGCTATGTTTTGATTTTATTTTGCCAATTATTCTCCCGGTTGGAATATATTTTGATTTGGGTTGTTTGGATTCCATTTTTGCGAGTCACTTGCTGCTGGATGCATGGATTTAGCATTTCCAAACGAATGACGCACTCGTTGCTGGGTGTCACTTGAACGAACCATGTAACCGTTCTTAGGATCGATGTATGCAGCCTCTCCGCTTTGCGGATGCGTAAACCATGTTACTCCTTGTGGTGGTTCACTATATTTGTCCCACCCAAGTGATGCAGCTGCCTGTTGAATTTGCCGAGGATTGGTAATCTGATTCCAACCATTTTGTTTTAATTTTTCAGCATAAGCGTTTGCTGTTGCTTGTGTTCCTGCAACAGGATTGGCATTAGATCTATCAACCTGCCCTTTATAAAACTTTTCTTCTTGATCTCTTGCTTTTTGTCTAGCAGCTTTATTTTCGGGACCTTTTAGGCTATCAGCCTTGGCGGTTGCCGCATCTGCTGCTCTGCGCATTAGATCTGGACTAAGCTCGTTCATCTGTTCAGCTTCTTTGATCAAATCCGAATATTTTCTAAAAAATCTTGAATCCATGTTAATTATTCCTTGTTAATTTATTTATTAATACCTGCTAGTTTTAAAATACTTTCCATATCAGCGTCTTCAGCACTCATAATGTTATTGCCCGGAGCATGGCCGTTATTAGTTACATCACCAATACCTTCTACTTTTGCCTTAACATTGTTTAATAATTCTTTCAAACGTGCCAGGCCATCATTAGGGCTAACTTTGCCATGTTCCTGTCCCCAACGCTCGGATAATTTTTCCATAAATTCTAATGCTAATGATTCTGCTTGATCACCAACTTCATCTCCAAACATCTTTGCACAGTTTTTCTTAACATCCAATGCAATATTTTCTTTTCCGTTAAATGGTCCAACCTCTGGATTATCTTTATTATAACGACTCTGAACTAATTTGGCGACTTCTCTAATAACATCTTCCTGTGTTGTCATTGTTTTATTAGGAGGACCGTCCATCTCCTCATTTTCTGCTG